ATTTTTAGTAAAAAAAAATATTGATTTGTAAAATTCATTTACAAAAAATTTCTCATTTACACCACCTCACAAGCCCTATATACCACCCACCATACCTAGCAGTTTCAGCAGTTTCAGCAGTTTCAGGGCAGTTTCAACAGAAACAGTTTCAGAAAGTTTTAAGAAAGTTTTTTTGTAATTATTTTATTTGCATATACCAATCCAGAATAGCGATACACTCGTCTAATCCTTTAACAACTTTGGCAAAGTAACCTGCTTCATTAAGGTCTGCTACCCATTGTTTTTGCTCTTTGGATGGATAACCTGTCTTATCAGCTTTAATCTCTAAGAACAGCCCTGCGTACTCGCTATTAACCTTCAGCACCTGCATATCAGGAAAGCCTTTAACGTAACCAGTCTTCTTAGCCATTATAGCTTGAGTCATTGACGTTCTTATACCACCTAGAGATGCACAGTACCTTGTGTCAGGGTAAGATAGTTTGATGTATGTACAGAATGCTGATTGCACTCTTGCTTCTTGTTTCATAGCCATACTATCCCTCTGTACCCCTATGTCCCCTATCCCCCTCTATACCCCCTATCCCCCTCTGTGTCCCCCTACTTACCTCCCCTCTCTTCTTATCAGTATAGGTTGTTCCTTTAAGTAGCTGATACATTAATGGTTGTGATACTTCATACTTCCTAGCCATAGCAGAGATAGTTATCTTATCAGTAGCAGTATTAAACTCTAGTCTTATTGCATCAGCTTCAGCAACTGTAAACTTTCTTCTTGAGTAACCCCCACCTCTCTTATCTTTCCTATCTGCTACCTTTATCTTTCTTATCTTTGGCATAATTTAATATTCATCATCAAACCTATCAGTAGTTTCACCATACTGGTACTCAACATCAACATTTGTTATAGTGATGTCTACTTTACTAAGGTTCTTTTTATTTAAGTAACATATCCTGTCTATCAGTTCTGTATCGTTCTTTATCTCCTCTATGTTAGATGTTAGTGCAAATGTATCTAATATACCAACAGTAACTTTCCTTGTTACAGTAGCTTTATTCTTTATCTCATACGATACAAATACTCTAAATATCGGTTTCTTCATTTTTAATCTTATCTAATTCAAACTCAAGATGATTGATTGCTTTCTGTATGCACTCAACACTTGTAGTGTGCTTCCTTTTTGCTCGGAGCAGATATGTAGTGGCAGTACCAATATTATAGGATAAATCAAAATCTTCTATTACTTTACGAGCCTCATACCCATACACTTTACCAATGTAATAGTTAGGAATCTTATCTTTACTATAGTCTAGTTCTTGTTTGGCAAAATCACTAAAATTTTTAAAAGTGTCTTTTGTTAGCTCTAATGATTCTTTACTTAACAGCATCTTAGGATTAAAGCTGCTACCTGTAGAACTTGTAGTGCTTCCGTTCCTTCCTTGCTCGTAATAATGTTTACTGTGTTTGCTCATATCTTTATTATAAATACCATATTCATTTCTTCTTGTTATCCTCCATATCATCCATTATCAAATCTTCATCTAATACTGTATCATATATCCTGTCGTGAGCAAGTCCTCCTGTTCGTGTAACTACCTTATCTCTTTCCCTCATATTTTCCATCTTCCACACTATTCTTTCATTTGCTTTAGTTCTAAGTTTACTCTCTATAATATTCATAATTATAAGGACAAATGCTCCAAAGAGTACTGTTACTGCTATTAGGTTTAGGTACATCATTTTGTTAAGAGTTTTAATAATTGACTTGAAGTATATATTCTGTCCTCTCCATCATAGTTTTCATATATCATAGTAAAGTTGTCGTTCTTCCAAGTCCATAAAGCCCTGACATTCTTTTTGATGTTATCCCTTAGAATCCATTTTATAGTTGAGTATGTTCTTAATTCTTCTTTCATATTCTTTATTTTGTATATATTACCACCATCTCTACATCACACTCATCATTAGCACAACTACTATTAGAAACTATACCATCCCCCTCCCCTCCATAATCTTCATAGTCATTATCTCCACCCCATATTAATTCTTTTTCACACTTTGGACATTTCATATTATATTTTTTTTTAATCGCATCAGGGAGGCATCTGAAAACCTCCCCTTTACTGTACTCAGGCTGAAAAATTAAATGCTTTTAGGTCTTACCCTATATTTTTTTAATTAGTGTTTAACTGAGTATTTTTTATTCATCTACATTCTGAGGGAAGTTGTCCACATATACATTCCCTAAGTATTGGTTTGACTTCCTAACTCTACCTGATGGCTCTCTTAATCGTTTCCACCCAAACTGCATATAGTATGTTAGGTCAGCATTTATAACTTCTGGCAGTTTCAACTTCTCTGTCTTTTCTTCTGTTGTGTTTTTCATTGTACAAATATATAAAAATAATTCAATTTTATAGTAATTAGTTCCTAAAACTTTTACCCTTGATTACCACCACTTTACACTTCCTTAACCTATCTAAAGTCCTATCATCATATCTTTCCTTTAGTGCTTTTGATGCTAAATTAGTCGTTATCAGTAAAGTCTTTGAGCTATCCTCAGCATAAGAGATTGCATCAGCTACTGCATCTATCTTAGTACCATAGTCATTCTTAATGCTTTCAGTACCTAAGTCATCTATGATAATGAAAGATGCATTACTTCTCTCTATCTCTTTTAGTTCTTTGGCTGGCGTGCTAGTAAGCATCTTATTTGTTTTAGTTCTAAAGATTGCAGGGATAACATAGTTTAGTATTGTAGACTTCCCTAATCCACACTCACCCATCAACATTAAACCTCTACCATTAGTGTCTACTAACCAATCTATTATCTCATCATACTCAGAGAGGTGCTTATAAACATCAATCGTTCTATCGTAATGCTTAAATGCTTTAATAAACATTTCTTTCAATTCTTCTTGCGTACCAAGTTTGTACCTGTTGTACATCTTAGGTTGTAGGAAATTTTCTATCTTAAATGTATCTTCTATTGTTCTCATTGTTTTAGTTTTTAAAAAGAACCATCTCCATAGTCTTGACCTTTCTCGTGTCTATGTGATGTAGTTCTGTCGTTAGTATTAGTGTTATTGTTTCTGCTTTTCTCCCAAGTTATTACACAAGCCTTCCATTTCTTCATTTTGTTTTTACCTATCAACCAATCTTTACTTTCATAAAAATTAAAAAATGTTTCCGCATCTACATTATTTTTTCTTTCACTGCAATATTCTTTAATCTCAATTATTGTTGGTTTTTTAAAACTCACACCCCCCTTTGTAGTATTACTACTCATAGTATTAATACTTGTAGTATTACTCTTTCGATTTTTATCGCATAGGTCTTTAGATATTTTTAACATACCCTTATCGATTATTTTAATATACCTATGTGATATTTCTCGTGTACCCTCTCTGTATGTATATCTAATCTTAATGTACTCATACTTAACTAATTGACTTATCCATCCAGAAATAGTGCCTTTTTCTTTATCGTATAGGTCTGCAAAGTATTTATTAGATGCAAAACATTCAGCGTTCATATTGCACAGAGCAGTTATCTCAGCGTATAAGAGCTTAACATTAGCCTTGAGTCTATTATCGTATCTAACCCCAGCAGACAGGATAGCATAATAGTTTGGTTGTTCTTTCATAGTTATAGTTTACGAGTTAATACATTGACAGGCTCTTTACCTATTCTAATCTGCCACAAGTCATAGCATTTAGCTGCACTCCTTTCATCATCAAATGATTTTGAGTTTACCTGCAGACAAGCAATGTACTTTAAAATACCATCTTTTGTTTGTCTTATTTGTACCCCCTTGTATTTGCTTTTACCTATATATTCAGTTCTAAATGCCATAATTGTTTATTGTTTTAGTTATTAGACTGCAAAGATATTATAATATTTGACATAAATGTGCAAAACTTCAAAAAAAATACCCACTATAACTTAGTAGGCATCTTTTCTTCTATCAATTCTTTGTAAAAATACTCAAATTTCTTGTTGTTTCTCCAACTAAAATGGCAAATCGCTTCCATCATCACTACTAGACTCTTGCTTAGGAGCTGTATTAGCCTTCTCTTTTGGCTCAAAGTCATTTACATAGGCATAATGTGTTGCACCTTTTTCTGATGGCTCTCTCCTTTCTGAAATAACCATTGATACCCAACCATTTTTACCATTACTATTCAATT